CAACTGTTTCCACCTGAGATTCAAATGAAGGATTGGCATATTCTCCAAATGGGAGATTTACCTCTACACTTTCCACTGCCTCATTCTTCATCAGGTGATATGCGTTGATACACATGGATACTACCTGTGGCAATACTGTCTGAAGAGTTTCCACGATAATGTTTCTTGTGTACAGCGTTGTTTTTTCCTTTTCACGCTGCGCTTCTGCATTATCCAGTTTTTTTACATCAATCCCCAGTGTAGAAGGACTGATGATCCCCTGCAGGCAAAGGTCCAGTGCCGTACAGTAGGAAGCCTGATAGCTGTCATGAGGAATGCTCGGCTGGTCTGTACTGATTACGTTTTTCTGCCCTTCGCGCTGGTCTCCTTCTGCTGCAAAATATCTGTTATCGAACGGATTCGGTGTTATCGCAGCTCCTGTTTCCGGATCCCTCGGAACCAGACAGTCCGGAATATATGTTTTGGCTCTTCCTGCTCTCAGCGCATCCATCCACTGGCTCCATACTTCATCCAGCGCATCATAGTTGTCCACCTTTCCGTCAAAGATACTTCCGCCACGTCCTTCATATTTTGCCGACTTATAGAACATCATAGGCACCGCCAGCATAACGCTTTTATCGAAGGTCACATCTTCCAGTGAATTGGTTATCTGTAGTGTAGTCAGCGGAACCTGTCTGTTATCCAGATACAGTTCGTTCTTTACATACCCATATCCATATACCTCATTGAGCACATATGTCTTTCCTCCTCCGCTGTATGGTGTCTTAAATATCACTTCCCGGACCTTGTCCTTTTTCCGTATGATTTCGACACGATCCCCGGCATACCATTCTAAAATCGGATACTCACTGACTTCTGTATCAATGGACACTTTAAAAGCCCCGTCTCCGATATACAGTGCTTCTTTGATTGCATCCTCTACCTTATCGGCAAAGTTATTATTCTCAGGCTTTGCAATGTCTTTCCATATCTGTTTCTGCATTTCGTTCTCTGAGGAAAATTCAAATTCCCCCATATCTGGAAGGACTACTGCTGCCAGAGTTCTCACCGTAAGCTCCGGAACACCTGTGTGGATCTTGCGCATTTCCATCCCCGGTGTACTCTTGCTGGACCAGAATTTATATTTATCTGCATATTCCGCATTCTGCTCATAGAACTGCTCCAGTTCGTTGCTGTCACCACGATACCAGATGCGGTTTCGGATCGCATTCCCCTCGAAGTCCATCATCTCATTGATATTGAACACATAAGGATTCGCCGGAGAAACATTCAGCCAGCTCCGTATACCTCTTTTGATATTCTCATTTATCTTTTCCATCAGGTTCACCTCTGTTTATCCTCCTCGAATCCAATCATATTCCGGTATGGAATCCATCCGTACTGGTTTGCATTGATCGTATGGTCGTTCTTATCCTCCGGTACCGGGACATCCTCTTCCTCGTCCCATGAATAGCGTTCCAATTCTGAGATATGGTTTGTGCAATCCTCAACTACCAGATAGCAGTCCTGCTGGATCCATCCCAGCTGTAAATTGATACGATCCAGTATTGTTACCTTTTTGTAGGACTCAATGAAATTGTAAAGGCACCCATGCAGGCGCTTATACTTCCGAAGTTCTGTTATTGTCGCCGCATCCGCGCAGTCAACAAAGGATTCTTTTGCAAATCCCCATTCCGATCTGCATCTATCCAGAAAAGCTATAAACTTTACCGTTGTGTCAGATGGTGCCAACGGCACACTGAGATCAGCATTGCTATACACCATTTCAGCCAGTGTGATCAGCTTGCGGTCATCCGTAATGCCCTGGAAGATCATTGCAATGGTATCCGGAGATTTTGAGGAATATGATGTATCCAGTCCGGCCGTAAACTTCCTGAAACGGATCTTCCCATCTGCAATCTGTTTCTTCACCCATGCAGCAGTAACAACATGTTTCTTTCTGACAAAGTTGGAGAATACCAACCCTGTCGCTTTTCCGCGGAGACCCTGGATCTTATTTTTCCAGATCTTTGTTCCCTTCGGTGTGTTTTGCAGGATCATCTGCAGTTTATCCGGTGGAAGGCCTGCATTGTCTTTAAAAGAAAAGAACCAATGGATCCATCCGTCCTTTGGCTCTTCTTTCAGTTCCTCTATGATTTCCTGTGGTGTCTCATCCTTCCATTCCGGAAGAGGACGTGCACAGTTGATATATTCTTTGTACACCGGCAGTCCCGGATCGTCTGGGTTTAGTGTTGCCATCAGATAATCACATCTCAT